TGCGGGTATCCGGCGGCTGGTCCCTGAACACGGCCCGTGACCGCAGCGTTGATGCGGCATGGCGGGCTCTGGCAATGATCAATTCGACGATGGGCGATGAGCGCTCCATGCGTGTCATCGCTGAGCTTTTGTCACCCAGGGTTGCTAACCGTGCCAGGCTGCTCGGCTATGGTGAACTGTTCACTCGTGACCACGCCTATATTGGTAATGCCGAGTTCGTGCGTAGACTGTTCCGGCGCACGTTCGGCACGGACCGTGTGGATCCCCAGCGTGTTCAGGCTGCCCTAGCACAGGGCCAACCGTTGTATTTCAACCTGCGTGCGCTTGGTCTCAGTGATGAGGCGGTTGAGGCGTTGGCTGAGTACGCTCGCGCCTACGCTACCGCTACCTCATCGGGACTTTCCGGTGAAGAGTTTGACCGCCTTCTGGTTCAGGCTGCTCAAACGGGTCCCCAAGCTTTGCGAGCTCGCGAGACTCTGCAACGCTACAACATCCCGGTTGACACCGTTCTGCAGCAGAAGAAGGATATCCAGGCTATTGAGCGCAGCTTTGATGCCGAGCTCAACAAGGAATTCATTGAATCGTGGAAGGCGGTAATCGAGGAAACCCGGCAGGGTACCGAGGCCATAAACAGTTTCAGGAAGGCTCTCGAGGACGCCACGGGTATCCTGTCGAAGTCGGGTGGTCTTTGGGAATTCCTGCGCAGCCCGCTGCGGACCATCCTGGGTTGGCTGAACTTGGGTGAGTCCGACACTGGTTCAAACCAGCAGCCCACCTCGCAGAGCGCACAGAATTCCAACGCTAATGACATGCGTACCCGCCACTCTACTAGCCAGGGTGGCGAATCGCTTCTGTCTTCGGCACTCAGTTCTTCCCGGAAGAGTGACCAAAAGCCTAAGGGAACCGATCAGAAGAACAAGGGATCCGGGGATAAGATCGTTCAGGACAAGAAGACTAGCAGGAATCAGGATGATGTAATTGGTGGCGCTTCAACTATTGCGCGTGTCATCAATTATGCTCGTGCTCAGATTGGTAAATGGTACCAGTGGGGTGGTGCGGGGCCGGACCGGTTTGACTGTAGCGGCCTGGTGTGGATGGCCTATAAAACTGGTGCAAATATAAACATCGGCCGAACCACGTGGGACCAGCTGAAGAATCCGAAAGCCCAGAATGTTCCGATCAGCAGGAAGGCGGTACTTCCTGGTGACCTGATTTACACCAATGCTGGTGGCCACGTTTCTCTTTGGACCGGTGGCAGCTACATCGAAGCACCGAGTACGGGTAAGCGTATCCGTGAGGTTCGCGCGTGGCCTTCGGGTATTCACAGGATTCTTCGATTCATCAGAAGCTCGGGACCTGCTTCCAACGGTATTGGTGCTGCCGAGTTCAAGCAGCAGCAGGAAGAGGTTGAAAAGCTTCCCACTGAGCAGACTGGTACTGGTGGCGATGAGGTGTCCGGTGACCCGATCACCGGTAACGTTGTGTTCAGTGTCGCCAACCAGCTTGGCAGTGTCGAAGAGATCGACATCGTTGAAACCATTTTCGGTACGAACTCACCTCTTCGATCACATTTCATCAATGTAGGTGGTGAGTCCACTCAGCACGAGGAGACCAAGGAGTCCACGCGGGAGAAACCGAAGAAGGAGAAGACGAAGAAGGACACCGGGGCCGCGCAGATTCCTGAAGGTGAGGGCTTGCTTCCCGGCAAGGCTGGTAAGGGTGTCCGTGGCAAGATTCCACCTCTTCCGAAGAGCGCCCGTATTCGGCGGAATATCAAGCTGGGCAAGGAGATGTCTTATGCCCGGGGGTGGACGGACGCTAATGATGAGTGGGACGCCCTCTACATGCTGTGGATGAAGGAGTCGGGGTGGAACGATAAGGCCAGGAATCCGAGTTCTGGGGCGTACGGTATTCCTCAGGCTAACCCGGCTCCCGGGTCGGGGCATAAGGTTGCCCTGGACCCGAAGTGGCAGAATAGTCCTCGCGCTCAGATTGAGTGGGGTCTCAACTATATTGCCCAGCGTTATGGGACTCCAAAGCGTGCGTGGTCGCACCACCTTGCCAAGAACTGGTATGACCGGGGCGCGTGGGAAATCCCACACGATCAGCCAGCTGTTGTTCACAAGGGTGAGATGATCATTCCCGCCAAGCAGGCGGAGAAGATCCGTGACGTGCTCCTCCGGGAGAACGTCAGTCACAACACGACCACGAATAATACAAACCACAATATCACATTCGGTCCGAACTCGATTCAGATCACGATCAACGCGAACCCGAACTCCGGCGGCAACTTCGGCACCCGGCAGGCTGCACGTCAACTCGCCCGCGATCTCATGCAGGAGATTGACCGTTTGCTTCAGCACAAGCGGATTGCTCAGGGGATGTAATGGAAAACATGCCGCCTCACAGAAATCTGCTCAACATAGCCCCAATGGGCCGTGTAAGAAACATTGCCCGTGGATACATTGTGACGGACAATGAGAGCGGTACCAGCCCGCTTCGCGAAAAGCATAAGCTGAACTTCCTCTATAACCCATCCGCTATTAGTACGGGTTATGGAATAGATGTGTCACTTGATGATATCAACACCGGTTATGGAAATGATCCGCGAGGTTCAGGTAATTATGTGACAGTACCAAATCAGCGTATTAATTTCGCAATCATGTTTGATCGCACCTATGAAGTTAATGAAGGAACACTGGCGAACGGGGTTCAACATGATATCGAGGTGCTGAAGGCGATCGTTGGGTTGAAGGAGGATTCTTATAGTCAATCACTCCCAGCGAATAGTGACGGGGTCATGATGTATTCCCCCGTTTGGTTTGTGTTCTCTAACAACACGGGAGCACTTAGACTCCACGGGTTCATTGAGAACTTTGATATTACGTGGGAACTTTTCTCATCTCAACAGGTTCCTATGCGGTGCAGTGTGCAGATCAGCGCCCGCCTGATGCCACCGACTACTCAAGCACCTGGTGAGAGCTCAGGCAACTCCGGTAGCAGTGGTGGTGGTGGTGGTGGAAGCCGTCAGCAGAGCCAAGACCTGTCGGGACTGATGCGTAGAACCGAGCGAGGTATGCCACACGTGCTCACCCAGAGAATCTGGACTTGGTGATGCGATGAATCGTTATGAGGGTATAGCACCGGTTTCCTCGCCGTTCCGTGGCGGGGTAGTTCGCGGTCGTGAGCTCCGCCCAAACCCGGACTGGACGTTCAACTTCACATACTACCGAATCAAAGAAGGCGATCGGATTGATTTTTTGGCGCACAAGTTTCTGAAGAATAAGGATTTGTGGTGGTACATTTTGGATGCCAATCCGGAAATTATTGAGCCATGGAATCTTAAGATCGGGCAGGTGATCAGGATCCCGAATGTCCTGGCGTAACATCCATTTCAAGATAACTATTGGTGGGCAAAGAATGAATCCCACCACCGCCGACGTGCTGATCGAACAGCACCTCGGCTGGAACACTATTGCACACGTTCGGGCACAAATCCCGTACTATCAAGCGGATGACCCAAGGCTATATGAGGAAGACAGCCTGGTCGAGATTGAATGGGGTACTAAACCAGACGAGGTAGCAACCTGGTACGGGTATGTGCACCACGCTGACGTAGACACTGCCAGCCCGCAGCGCCCTGGAAACGTGGAAATCCGCTACCTGCTTGTTGGGACTGGTTACCTGCTCACCGACCAGGTTCGTAAGGTTTGGCGGAACATTACGGACTCGGGCATTGCTCGCGAGATCGCCCAAAAGCACGGGCTGAGTTCAGTGGTTCACAAGACCAGCTACGTGCACAAGTACCTGTACCAGGACAATTTGAGTGATTTTGATTTCCTGCACGAGCGGGCTTTGAAGAGCGGCCGGAAGCTCCACATCGAGAACGGTGTCCTCTATTTCATCGACGTGGCCGCTTGGGCGGCCGCGAAGATGCCGTACGCGCCCACGTACGAGCACCACAAGGATCCTACCCGTCCTACGAACATCCTGCGGTTTGAAGCCCAGGTCGGTGGTGACCTGCCTGAGGCTTTCGGCCGTCAGCTTCGGCGAGCCATTTATGGTGTCGATCACGCATCCGGGAAGATGATCACGAGCCGCAAACAGGACACTGCTAAAGCCCGCGCCCTGTACCTGGCTGATGATCGCCCAGACTCGTTCGCTGACCTGGAGTACCGGCTGAGCGGGCACTCCACGAAGACCCAGGAATGGGTGACGGCCAAAACTTTGCTGGCTGGTTCCTCAAGACTGGTCCCAGGTCAGCCCATTGAGCTGAAGGGGCGGGCCATCCCAAACCCGCTACGGGGCGTGTGGGTCATCAACACCGCATCCCACTACTTGCGCTCTTACAGGGTCACTGGGTTGGGGTACCCGATGTTCAGCACCCAGGTAGAGCTCGCTCGAAACACTAAGACGGACTACGAGTTCTCAGACAAGGCGGTGCCGTTGATTGATGACAGTTGCACGCCGTCCAATAACGGCTGGAAGTCTGCGGTAATGAGGCATATTACGCTATGAGAATGCAGCATGGTGATCGTGAAGGCGTTTTCTGGGGCATTGTGAACTCAGCGAATGATCCGGAGAACCGGTATCGGGTTGAGTGCCGGGTTCCCGATGTTCAGGGTGAGGAGCTGACGGAGTGGGCTGAACCGGATTCTATGATCCTCGCCCCTTTGAAACCGGGTGACAAGGTGTGGATTCGCTATCTTGGCGGGGACTTCCGGCACCCAATCTATCACATTCCTTACGACCGGAAGCGCGGGTTTATCTGGAATGCTCCCGAAAACATGCTCGTAAAAAACCCGAGTGGAAGCATCACGATTAATGGCACAACTGTCACCGTAACCGGGTCATCCTCATCCGTGGTAACCACCGGGGGCAAGGTTCACAACATGGGTCCGAACGGCAGCGGGTACGTGCCCTCGGTTGCGAGCGAATTTGAGGTTGCTTCAAACCCGGGTTTGAAGCACGATATCCGTGATGTGGATTTCGACCCGGTAGAGGTGGTTAAGAACGCCCCGGCAAAACTGTGGAAATACAAGCACGAACACTCCCCCGATCAGCGGGATCGGATTGGGCCAATGCTTGATGACCTGCCTGAACTCGCCCGATCTGGGGAGAACGTAAGCACTCAGGCTTTGATCGGCATCCTATGGGCTGCGGTTTCAGAACTCGCGAAGAAAGTCGAAAAGCTAGAGCAGCAAATCAGCGAATCACAGAATAACTAGTGCCCCAAATACACTGGAGAATGAAGTTTATATTGCAGTTCTCCAGTGATGATGATGAAGGCGCTAATTTTCCTTACAGTACACCATGTGACTGGGGGTGAGAGCTGATGCCCACTCCCCAGCCTGTTGCTATAGACCTGCCTTTCCGCATCGGGCCGGATGGTGCGGTTCAGACCACCCGTGACGTGGACAGGCAGGTCCGGCAGCGCTTGATTTCAATTATCGGCACTATTCCGGGTGAGCGTGTCATGCTGCCCGAATTCGGGGTGCCGGTTGCCGACTACCTGTTCCACCCAGACCCTCTCTACGTCGAGCAGGAGCTTTCCCGCCTGGTCGCCCAGCAGGCGGACATGTGGGAGCCCGGTCTAAATGTGGAAACCGTGATTCCCGTGCACGAGGATGACGGGAATGTGTCCCGAATCGACGTTTTCTACCAGCGCACGGACACGGAGGATAGCGATCCGCTTAGGGCACGCCACGTGCACACCGCCACTGTGAATTCTTCCGGTGTGAGGGAGGTGCTGCGTGGCTGATCCGCCTATTGATTACACCGCAGCCGATTTCTACGCCATCAAGGAGGACATTCTCAGGCGCGCTGAGGCGATCATGCCTGAGTGGACCTCCCGGTCGGAGGCGGACTTCGGTGTTGTTCTGACCGAGCTGTTCGCGCACGCAGCGGACCTGAATAATTACGCGATTGACCGCCTTTTGCGCGAGGCGTTTCTGCCAACCGCGCTTACCAGGGCCAGTGTTCTGCTGCTTGCGGAAATGCTCGGCTACGTCCCGCACGGAACCATTGCCGCTACCGGAACGGTGACTCTCACCACCAGCCCTGGTGGCCCGTCGGTTACCGTACCAGCTGGTACGCAGCTTACAACGGATTATATTGAGGCGATTGATTCGCCGCTCATTTTCGAAACCGTTGAGGATGTTGTCGTCCCCGGTGATGGCGGCACCGCAACGGTGGCGGTAGCCGAGGGGCGTACCCGGCGCATGGTGGAAATCGGTGTCAGCACCGGGATGGCAAATCAGCGGTTTGCTATCCCCCAAACGGGTGTGATTGATGACAGTGTCCGGGTGTACGTGGAGACCACGGACGGGATTACTGAGTGGACCCCGGTTCCCCGGCTGCTGTTCGCCCGCCCGTACGACATGGTATTCACGCTACGCCCCACGGCAGACAATACGACGATGATCGTTTTCGGGGATGGTACTTCTGGTGCCGTTCCCCCGATGGGTGCGCGCATTTTTGCAACATACCGGCACGGGGTTGGTGCAGCAGGGAACATAGTCGCTGGAAAGATTGCGTATATTTCGGACCCATCCGGTGAGCTCACCGGGGTAACCGTGGCCACGGATGGTGCCGGGGTTCCGCTGTCCTCCGCAACAACTGGTGGCTCCGATCCTGAGGATCTGGACACTATCCGGCGTAACGCGGCCATTGCGTTCGGCAGCTACGGTCGCGCGGTGACCACCCAGGACTACGCGCGTATCGCGCTCACCGTACCCGGTGTCACCCACGCCTACGCGGTATCGGCTGTCAGCACCAGCGTCACCGTGTTCATTGCCGGGCCAAACCGCAGCCAGCCGACACCGGATCTCATCACGGTCGTTAAGGATGAGCTGCAGGCTGCCGCCATGGGTGGGGTGACTGTGACCGTGCAGGGGCACACCAAGGTCCCAGTGAATTTCGGTACCGAGACCACGCCGATGCGGCTCACGGTCGGCCCCAACCAGCGAAACATTGTCGTCGAAAACCAGGTACGCACCACCCTTACGAATCTGATTCGCAGCCCTGAGCTTGGTTTTGGTTCCCGGCTCACCGTTGGTGCCGTCTACAGCGCGCTTACCGCTGTCCCGGGTGTTGTCAATATCACGATTCCCCTCATGGCCAGGGCAGACGCTCCACAAATCGGGGTTGATGACATCACCTTCTCCCCTTACGAGCTGCCGGACGTCGGCAACATTTTCATCCAAACCATGGGGGGTATCACCACATGACGGACTTCCCCACCGCAGAAGCAACCTATCCCGCACGAATTCGGCACGAGCTTGAAAAGCGGGACTTCATTGACCCGATTTGGGCGGCCCATTTCAACATTCAGCAAAACGAAATTCAGGCTACTCAAAAGACGCTTGGCGTTCTCCCGCAGGTGGCAACCAGGGATCCCGCCGACCGGGTGAACGACTACGGCACGGTCGCGAACCGAATCACCAAGGTCGCACGTGCCGAGCAGATGATCTCCTATGTGGCCGCGAACACTGCGGTCACTATCCCGACTAACCAGTGGTACCGGGTGTCCTTTGAGACCCCGATCGCGGACTCGCATGATGCGGCATACCCCGCCGGGTTGACCATCCCGGAAACCGGGTACTGGGTGCTCACCGCCAAGGCTGACTGGAAGTCTGACAATGTCTCCAAACAGAAGAACGCAGTACGGCTTATCTGTATCGAGATCAACGGTGAGGATGTTGGCCTGCGGAGAAGCTTGATTGAGGACGAGTACACGTCCTCCACTCCAACGACGCGCGTGGTTTGGCAAGAAGCGCTGGCCAAGGGCACGAATATCAGTGTCGCGGTTCGCGCCGACATTCAGCAGCCGCCAAGCAACTACGAGTGCGAGGTCAACGTTTATTTGCGCGCTCACCTGGTACGCTGCCTAGGCCGGGCTGAACTCAATTTGACTACCGCGTTTGAGCGGCTTCCCGAACCGGAACCAGAGCCTAAACCGGAACCCGGTCCCAAACCGGAAATCCCGAAACCACGAGTTGAACCACGACCCGCACCAAGCTACACCCCCTATGACCCTGGTATCAACATCATTCTGGTCAACCCGGATCACACGATCTACTATCCGGATCTTCAAGGCGGCTACTACTCGCAACCCGCGCTGGACAAGTACTTCTCGCGCTGGGAATCCTCCGGTGGCATATACCCGCTCCGGTAGGAAGGAGACTTTGATTGGCAGCCTCGTATCCTTACGAAATTCCCGAGTGGACGACCAAGCGAAACTACATTGACATCGTTTGGGCAGACCACATGAACCGCATGCAGGAAGAGACCAAGGCAATCCAGGAAACCCTTGGTGTCATTCCGCAGCGGGCAACTAATAACCCGGGTGGTCTCACCCCGGATCATGGGACTGTTGCTGCCCGGATTCAGTCCGTGGCACGCGGTGAGCACATCCCCTACTTCCGGGGCTCACACCATAATTTCCGGGCCAGCCCTAACCAGTGGCACACGCCCCAGCTGCGCGCGGACGATGACCCGTTCGGCATGTCCACGGGTACCGGTTTCCGGATCAATGAGACCGGTCTTTGGATGATCACCGCGAAGTGCGACTGGGCATCCACCACGTACACACGCCAGCAGAACGCGGCCCGGCTGCTCAGGCTTCAGGTCAACGGAAACGACGTGGGTGTCCGGGACGTGATCCGGGAAGATGACACGAACTCCTACGCGCTGCACAACAATCTGACCTGGGAGGACACCTTCCAGGCTGGGACCACGATCAGCCTGGGCATTCGAACCGAGGTTCAGGCACCGGATCACATTCTGCTCGCCCACGTGTACCTGCGTGCCCACCTGGTGCGATGCCAGGATGCGTACAACGGGGAGGGGACGAGCATCCCTTTTGAGTCACCGCCCGACAGACCGTCGGGCACCCGTCCAATCGATCAGCCTACCAATATCCCGGATCGGCGAAACTTCGACGATTGCATGGTCCTCCCCATTTATGGCGGGCATGAACGGAATGGTTGGCGGATCATTGATTTCATCCACATCCAACCTGATGACCCAAGGTGGTACTACCCGTCGAACAGGAATGCGCCAACATTCCGGACTCACGAGGATGGGGTTCGGTGGGTGGATGAGGTAGCCAGAGACAGGTACCGGTACTCAACTGACTGGGAGCGCGATTTCGGTTTTGGGGCAAGGTGATTTATGGCCATCTACCTTTCTAGCCTGTACGGTACCCGATTCTATGGTCCTGACCCGGAATTCAACCCGGGTTTCGATGTTGATAGCTTCTCAGCCCGGAGCATCAACTACCGTACGATTGAGCTCACCTGGAACCAGCCCACTGGTGAGATTGAGGGCTTTCGTTTGCTCAAATCACCCTACGGGTACCCGTCTTCGGAAACCGATGGCCTGATCTTGATCGATTCCGTTACCCCGGAAAGCAGCTTCCAGGACAGTGGTGTACGGCCGGGTGAGATCTACTACTACGCGATCTACATCAAGATTTCCGGCGTGTGGGTTCCGGCCGCTTACACAAGCTGCCTGCACATCGTGGACCACAACTCGGGTGCCTGGTTGTGGTCCCGTCTGCCCATCCACTACCGGATGCTCCGTGGCAGCCAGCTCACCCTAGAGGCCCCGGATAACGTTGAGCTTGCCAAATTCATGGCGGTGATCGGCTGGGGGCTTGACCGGGTTCGCACCTCCATTCAGGCGGCCAGATTCGCAGCAGACCCCCACGTCACCCACATTGACCTGGTTGACAACATCATCGCCCAGCTTGGCTTCCCTGAGTATCCGGGGATTCAGGCACTGCGTAAACGCTCCCTGGCCAAGGAGGGCGCGGCCATCGCGGCCACCCGTGGCACCCAGGCCACGATTGAGGCTGCTGGAAAGATCATTTCCGGGTGGGAGATTGAGCTCAGGCGCACCAACAATCTGATGCTTACCGTGGACCGCTCCCAGATGCTGCATCCACTCCCGTTCAACTGGGAGCCGTCTAAGCGGTACCAACCGGGTGACGTGGTGCGCTTCTATGACGTGAGCTACAAGTGCATCGCGCCCGCGTACGGGTGGGAGCAGTGCCCGGATGGTGAGCGCCGCGCCAACCAGTGGTGGGAACCGCTACTGGTTGAGGATGACAATACGGCAGCTTATGACCCGGATTCCCGCTCCCAGCACGGTTGGCAGGGGATCTCGTTCACCTCCGGCGTGTCGAACAACCAGGTTAGGACCACTCTGATTCAGGGTCCGCCACGCCCAGGGGACACCCGTTTCGACTGCAACGCGATAGGTGTTCGCAACACGTCCTCGACTACCGCAGACATTGGGGCGCGGTGTCTTCCCATTCCTATTGGGCGTGAAAATGATCCGATGATCCCGATCTTGCATGGGATCCCGCTTGAGGAACCCCAGCAGTGGGATCATGAACGCGCCTACCCGGCCGGTTCCATGGTGCTCTACAACGGAAGGCTCTACTACGCCACCAAGCCGATCCCCGCAGGAATATTCCCGACAACCAGTGAAAGCCCCTGGTTTGCAGTCGGCAAGGATACCAGGTACGTCATCAACGTTAGCGCGTACACCCACCAGCCGCACCTGAACCCGGGCGTCTCACCGGTTCCAGCCTCAGTGTTCCTGGAATTCTATGACGAATTCGGAAACTACCTTGGGCGTGAGTTCGGCGTAACCGATAACCGGGTGCTTGATACGTTTACCAGTTACCTGCAGGACAATCCGAATCAGAGCATTGACGCATTGCTCACTGATCTTGGTGGTAAACAGTGGACGAATCAGGTTGGGCAGTTTGTGCGTGACGGGTACACCTATGGTGTCGCTCACCCGGCTGTTGAAGGGCAGCGTGCTCTTGCCACGATCAACTACGGCAGCCCGAACGCGCAGGTAGCTGTAACCTTCGTGAGCGACGCGCCACAGGGACAGGTACAGGCTATCGTTCTGCGTTACGCCTCGCCGACATCCTATGTGCGCGCTACCCGGACCCAGCTTCAAACTGTCAACGGCAGCACGGTCACAACCCTGGTCACCTACTCCACCCCTATTCAGGATGGGGACCGGTTGACGGTGACCGTAAATGGCAGCAATTACACGGTGATGCGCAACAATACGGTTGTAGCAACCGCGTCTTCAACATTCAATTCAAGCTCGACAATATTCGGACTTGCCGTGGAGTAATGGATGGCTGTCGCAAACTATATCATCTGCCCGAGCTTTGAGCATTCCAGCTGGGAAAATGCTGGAGGTCAAACGTGGGAGGGTTTCCATAACCCGGGTGACCCGTTTTTTCCTACCACATTCCGCCGTCAGAGCGGTATTTCTGGGACGAGGGGCACGTACGCTCTCCAGTACATTAAGCAGAACAATACCCCGTACCAGACTGATGGGTATTTCTATCTGGAGCTTTCGCTGCCGTCAACGTCCACTCCAAAGACGTGGACATTCTCATTTGATCGCCTGCGCTCTTCCACCGATGGCCGAGCATGGCGGCTTAGGGTATCCGATGGCTTTTCAACCCTGGCCAGCATCACCATCAGCTCCGGTCGCAACTACATTCGATTCACCCAGCAGCCGGGTGAAACCCGCTTCCTATTCGAATTCGACACAACGCTACCGGGTGTTGCTGACCAGTGTGAAATGGTTATCGACTCCCTCCGGTTGTGTGAGGGAACCGAGACCAACTATGTGGACGGCAGCACCGCCGGTTTCGTCTGGGAGGGAACTGCGCACCTTTCCAGGACGCTTTCTGCCCCCAGCGTGACCTACAACGGTGTCTGGAACTACTGGCCGCGCCCGCAACTGCATGACCACACCTGGTCTCCATACTGGGAGGCATCCGGGCAAAACGCCAACGGGATGACCGTCACCAATGGGGCCAATGGTGTAACGGTCAGCGGTGCTGTCAGCCGTTCCGGTAGCACCTACAGAGATATCGGCGCACAGTCCCCGATCCTGCCTCTTGATAACCTGCCCGCCGGGATCGCGTACCTGTCCGTGACCGTCTCCAACCTGAACGGTTTGGGACAAAACGATGACATCCGGGTCATAATCCGATTCTATGATTCTAGCCAAACCCTCCTGTTGTCCTCTACAGGTATTCTGCCGCGAAGCGGTGGCCGTGGCGGTGGCCCGGTCACAGTCCCTTCCGGTGCGGTATACGCTTCAATCGCGTTCCATATCCTTACACCCAGCGGCTATAGCAGCTCTTCCCACACCGTAACCGCGACGTTCAACCATATCCGGCTTGCGACACAAAACGAAACGAACTACATCGATGGTGACACCCCCGGTTACGGGTGGAAGGGGCAGCCAAACAACTCCGCGACGATCGCGGCCGTCAAGACCAATGCGACCGGTAACGCTACCGCTACCGGTAGCATCGAGCCGCGCACCTATTCCGTGGTTGAGCTTTCTGGTACCGCCACGGCTACCGGTTACCTGGAGATCTGGCTTACCGGGGTTGAAGCCCACGGCGAAGCGGTAGCAACCGGTGAGCTGCAGCTGTGGCCGTATGGTCCCGCATCTACCAGTGGTATCGCGCAAGCTACAGGCGGCCTTGAAGCGTATATCTTGATCGATCTCGGTGAACTCACAGGATCGGTTACCGCCTCCGGTAGTGCGCGTGCCGACATCGCTGTGCTCACCTTCTCCACCGGTTCGGCGAGCGCTAACGGTTCTATCGAGTTCTCCGTTCCGCCGGAACTCCAGGATACCCCCATCGTGGGCACCGCGACCGCCACCGGTAGCGTGGAGATAGTCATTGCTGGCGTGACCTCAGCCAGTGGTGAAGCCACGGCAACCGGTTCATTGGATGCCGGATCGAGAATTCCCGCTGGGGCGTTCGACAATTTCGCCATTTTTGGTATCGGAGAGAATGACCCGCTTAAGAGCGCAACCGTAAGCGGGAATGGTGGCATCCTCACTGGCGCTTCTGGGCAAGACTGGGTTTACGTTCAGGGCAGCTTTCTCGTACCAAACACCCAGGAATCCTCCGATGGTGTGCTGTGGAAGCGCGCCGCATACGTGGTACCGGGAATCAAGTTCTCCAACATGCCGCCGGAAACCTACCAGGAATTCACATACGTTCAAGTGAATATCAACCCGTCTAGCACTTTCGAACCCGGTGCCAGTCTTCGCCCGATCGTCTACGCTGACCGTATCAACGTTTCGACCGGAACTATTGCCGTTCTTGCGGAACCCGGGCCTAACTACATCGCCCAGAACATCCCATCTCCCATTCCCGGCGATACCACGCCAGGTCTCCTGGTTCCGGTGAAGGCTGGCCAGCAGCTTCTTATTATGACACCACTGAACCCGCTTCGACCTGGGGCAACGTACACCGCGTCCGCGTATGTGAAAATCAGCAGCGGCCGTATGATCGATCTTGGGATCTTTGCTTCCCGAGAGGGTGTCCTCGAGCCTATCTCTAAGACTTGCTACTGGTCCCAGGTGCCGGATGATCGGGAACTGGACGGGTGGCGTCGCCTGCACATCACATTCACCGCACCCGGCGACGGTAAGGCTGTCCTCATCTGGGATCCGCGCTTCTGGGCTCAGGAGGAAGACGAGGAATTCGAGGTAGCCGGGATCCTGGTCGAAGAAGGACTTGAAGTACTGCCCTACTTCTGGCCTGACGGTTCCCAGGACGTCACTTACCGCAAGGGTTCCAATAACCCCTACAACGGCCTGTTCTACTACAAGAATCGGGAGAAAAGAACTTATATTTTGAAGCGAGCTCTGGAAGACCACGTTCCTACCGGTATCAGGGTTACTGAGCCAGAGTTCGGAATTCTCCCGTATGCTGATTAGGAGAAAACGTGACTACTGCACACACTATCCAGTTCTGGTCCATCATCACCGGTCTTGTTATTCCGATCCTTGTTGACCTGTTCAGCCGCCGGAGCTGGCCCTCTGGTGTCAAGAAGGTGATGAACCTCGCCTTCTCGGCAGTTTCTCTGTTCATCGGTAACTACGTGGTTGCTCTCCAGGAGAACGCGCCATTTGATTGGGTTATGGCGCTTCTCACCAGCCTTGAGAGCTTCCTCATCGGCGTGTGCGCGTACCTGGGCATCTGGAAGGGAACCAAGGCCAGCGAGGCTGCTAAGGACACTCTGATCCGTGACTGACCTTTTCACGTTCCTTAAAATCGTTCTAGCGGCATGGATCACCTGGGAAATCATCTCCCGGCCATTCACCTACAAGCTCCACGATTCGGTGCAAACCATCACCGTAGCCCTGCTATCAGTCGGCTTGCTGTATCTTCCTTGGCCACTCGTTGACGGGCTGGCCGCATCCGCTGCCGTGGCAATTCTTCGAGCGGCGGTGATCTCCCTTAAGCGGTGATTCCTATCCCTACCTGGGGCATTTCACTCCGGGTAGGGATAGGAGTAACCCTCCCGGCTGTGGCAAGATAGCCTTAACTGGTTCATTCTCGGGAGCATGATGGTTGCCTCAAAGACGGATCAGACCAAGACTCGTGAACGTATCGCCGTGATTGTCGCGGGAAGCGGCGAGATCACATACGACCACGCTGTGTCATTGCTGGGTGACTGGCTGCGCATAAAGAGCAATCAGCCGGTTGATCCCCTGATGATCCTACCGATTACCGGTGGCACCTATAACGAGTTGGTTAGGGCGGCAGCCGACCTGGTGGTTGGTTATGGGCTAACCTGCAGCATCATCACCCTTTCCAGTGAGGACCCTGAGAAGATCGACAAGATTCTCACCCCGCTTGCCTCTTGCATGTACACGGTGGACTCGCCGGATGAGATCCCCCATGCACTGGTGGCCGCCTTGAACGATGCCAAGGATGAAGGGTACGACCCTTACGTGATCTTGGCTTGGGGGCCGGAAGAGGACGCACCAGACCCGTTTACGGAGAAGCTACTGGTCACCGCGTACGACGCCGGGTTCCCTATCCTGGAAATCGCCAGTGAAGGGCTAGATGAGCTTGTTCTTCCTACGGAAGAGGAACTGGAGCAGAATCTTCCTTCTGGGAAGGGCGAGCGCTCCGGCGAAGCGCAGGAGACCGAGCCGAAGGAAGGGCAGCCGGATGATGACGAGCAGCCTTTCATGAGAGGTCTTCCTGCTGAAGGTGAACCTGAAGAGCCGCTCTCCCATGTTCTGTATTTCTCCCTGCAATACCTGGAGAACTACCGGAACATCGCAGCGTGGGACGTGGGTGAGCTCACGAGCGAGGTGCGCGCTCACCTTGCTCAGATGCGCCCGGATTGGGCGGCTAAGCTCAACCTGGGAGAAACAAAGCCTACGGTTCCTTTGAAGAAGGTGCTGTCCTCTGTGCTGGAGATCGTTGCAGCCGCCGATCTTCGGCATGCCGCCCTCTTCATGGAATCGTTTGTGGATTACTGCCCTCTCACCTTGGAATTGGCGCTCTACATTGCGCAGATGCCGGATGATCCGGAACCTGCCGCGCAGGCCGCGTCTAGGGAATCTGTGCAGCAGATCGGCAGACCGCGCCCCAAGAATGACGAAGTGGCGGTGCTGTGCGATGAGGAAGGCAACATTGTCGCACTGGCCGGGCGTGGTCGGCCGCGTAAGGGAACGGTGCGCAAGATTGTGCCGAGGGACCAGGTTCCCATCCACCTGTTGAGCGCCTAAAAAGCTAGCCCCCGGCTTCCCGGGAAGCCGGGGGCTAGGTGGAGGTGTGTTTGGCGACACCCACCACACAATAGGTACTGATCTTGATGGTTTGAATCCTATCAGTACTTGGCGATCTGAGCAATTGGGGTTGCCTTAGTGTCTGTCGTAACTGTTCAGAGGCGTGATATCCCCACCATCATCCCCAGCGGACTTCTTGAACCTGGTGTGATCTCAGCTCGCGCCTGGGGCGTGCTTTGCTTCCTCCGCTCCCGGCCAGATGGGTGGCAGTGCGACATTGAGGAGCTTCGCAAGTGGTTTCGCGAAGGCCGGGACAGCCTGTACAAGGCGCTGAGAGAGCTTGCGGATGCCGGGTACATCGACCTGGTTGAGATGTACGAGCATGGCAACTTGAAGCGTACCCGGTATGTGGTGGACGCGGATCGGACCACCCGGAAGCCCGGAGGAGTAGTAACTACCCGGGATCCTGATTTTCAGGATCCGGAGATTCAGGATCCGGAAGTTCCGGATCCGGAAAAGCCGGATCCGAATATAAGTATTAGTACTTATATAAGTACTAGTAGTTCTAATGCGTTCGAAAAGGAAAGTACTACCGTACTTTCCTTTTCTTCCGACACGCCGCAGGGCGGCGGTCGGAGGAGAGGAAGGCCTTCTTCGAAGAGGCCCGGAGGAAGGGCTCAGAAGGCCGGAGAGGCCACCGTGGTGATAGATCCGGATAAAGAGCTTTGGGGAGGCGAGAACGAGCCTCAGAAAGCTTCTGAGGGCTCTACACCACGTAATGGCCGGGAACTTGCTCTCTACTTCCGGGATCACATCCAGAAGTTCAGCTCCGGGCTGAACGCTCTGGCGTGGGTTCCGGATGCGTTGAACATCGGTGCGCTGGCCACCACCTTCAACCGGTGGATGCGCCAGAAGGTCGCTAGACCTGAAGACCGGATCACCCCGGAACTGATCAAGACAATGATCGACCTCTACGTTGTGCCAGACGATCTTGCCCGGCAGGGCGTACCTCCGTGGAAGCACTTCTTGTCATGCCGGGTCAGGCTTGCCGAAAAGGCGAGGGCAGTGCTCCAGGAGATGAAGCGGCAGTCCATCATGCAGGACCCCACGTCGCAAGCATTCCGTGAATACTGGGGCTTGGACGAAACGGATGAAGAATCAGGCGATGACGAGGATTGATATTCGCGATCACAGCATTGATTACAACCTTCGCTGGGAGTATGCGGGAATCCCTAGCTGGTATAGGGGAATATCGCTTGATCAGATGATTCGGTCCCTTGAGGGACTGACCGCTGAGCATTCTCACGCTCGCCGGGTGATCAGCTGGGCACAGACGTTCGTTGACACGTTTCCGGCCCGCCGCCGGTTTGATCTCGCGAATCCCAAGCTGATCGGCGTCGGTGCCGCTCTGGTGGGTACCGAGGGTGCTGGTAAGACCGCACTGGCTTGTGCTGTCCTCATGGAGATTCACAAGCGTTATGACGCCAGCATTTGCTACATAACAGCGGATAATCTCATCAAACTTGGACAACTTATCAAGAAGAACGCCGAAGAGCTCACCGAGTGGCATAGACGGCATTACACTAGGGCGCATCAGGTGAGTCTTCTCGCCTTGGATGGGTTCGGTGAGGAAGAACACTCAGCGAGCAACAAGGAGCTCGCCTGGTTGATCTCCTTTCTTCGGCGGCGTTACAACGCCCATCGCCCAACCCTGGTGATCAGCCAGCACCCTATTCACACGTGGGGTGAGTACAGTTCTTCGCTTCCTAAGTTCGCTGAGACCGCGTTTCCCCAGGTCTCGCTCGCAGGATGGGTCCTTCCTTATGCAAGCTAGATTTCTTTCCAGCCATCCGACCACGGTGATCGTGGTGTTTGATGATCTCATCGGGCTTCAACCGAAAGGGGTTTGGAAGCTCATGGGCAGCTATGCTCCGAAGTGGCGTATCAATCCGGAGTGTGCTGCCGCATGCACCACCTTGAGTTTGACGCGAGACGTGGGGATTGAGGTCGCTACGTTTGACTCTGTCCCTTTGGTGTCTAAGATTCTGGCTAGGGAACGTTTTCCTTTCACAGCGGTTAAGGCGACCACGCCGAAGGGGTTGGCCGATGATCTTAAGGTGCGGAAGAACGTGGTTCGGGTGTACCACCCACATGAACAGTACGCCCAGCTTTATGGGCATTTAGGACGTCTTGTCCGCCCAGACGACTGCCAGCCTATTGCCGAGTTCAAGTAGTGGATCTAGCACGTCATCTCATTTCACACGTTGTTCTGAACGGGGATCTGGTCAAGGTTCTTGACGCGGGCGTCCGGCCGGATTGGCTGATCGATCCGGTCGGACGTAGCGTTTGGCGGTTTATTACCGACTATTACAAGGATTTCCGGAGCGTTCCAAGTCAGGAAGTTCTTGCGAGTGAGTTCCCCACTTACCGCTTGGTCGAGCCCGCGCCGATCGACTACGTGCTTGACAGGCTTCGCCAGGCACGCACAAAGGCGATCCTCAACCAGGGGATCTATGATGCGAATGACCTCCTTGACCAGGGGGATCTTGAAGGTGCCGTGACGGTGCTGAACTCCACGCTCGCCAAGCTCACCTACGAGATCCCTAAGGGGAACGACGTTGACATTACCGTCACCGGTCCGGAACGACTGGCACGGTACCGTGAGCTAGCTGAACGAGATGGTTCTCTCATCGGCATCCCCACCGGGTTCTGGACTTTGGATGAGGTGACCGGTGGTTTCCGGCCGGGCCAGTTGATCATTTTCACCGGACCGCCGAAGTCCGGTAAAAGCCTTTACCTGTTGTGGTCTGCCATTGCCGCCTGGTATGCGGCTCGGAAAGTGCTGTATATCGGGTTTGAGATGAGCAACGAGGAGCAAGAAGAGCGGCTTGATGCGTTGATCGCGAACATCGATCTGGCTGCTCTTCGTGATGGGCGGCTGACCAAGCAGGATTTCGACAAGCTTGAGCAGGCCACCAGGTCTATGAAGTTGCGGCCCAACTTCTGGCTTAGCCAGGAACCGACTCTGACGGTGTCCGAGGTTTGCGCCAAGATCGAAAAGTATGAGCCTAACGCTTGCTACATTGACGGCATCTACTTCATGCAGGACGAGTATGGGGAAAAGCCGGGTTCGTGGCAGGCGTACACGAACATCAGCCGTGGGCTGAAGCAGGCTACAAAGAAGCTAGAGATTCCGATCATTTGCACAACTCAGTCGAAGATCAGCAAGATGTTTGGCGGTAAGCTCAGCCTGGGCAGCATCGGTTATAGTGGCAGTTTCGGCGAGGATGCTGATCTTCTTATTGGCCTTGAGCCTACGGTGAAGCCGAATATCACTCATGTTGTCCGTTTGGCTGGCCGGGCGTGTGGACCGTTTGAGTTCTGGGTGTCCCGGGATTTCCAGAACGGCACTATTACCGAATTGACCACAGACCCGTTCGGTGATTCTGATGCGTTTGCTGAAGACGGTGACGAATTCGGTGAGGTCGATTTCGTCTCAACCTTTTGATCAGCAGGGGGAGGTTTTTGTTCCTGCTGATGTTGAGAGTGCCGTGCGCGAGCTTGGCTTGCATGTGGCAAAGGTCGTCGGTGACGAGGTTTACTGCCACTGCCCGGCTCACGAGGAGCGTACTGGGAAGCCGGATTACAACCCGTCTTTCAGCATCAATACAGAAACCGGCCTGTTTCATTGTTTTTCCTGCGGGTTTGGTGGGGATTTTGTTTCACTCGTGCAATATGTGTGCGATTGGGATAGATCGACCGCCACGGGGTGGGTGCAACGTCTACCCGGGGGCGGTGTGGCACGGCGCGTCGTTTCTCGTTCAAGGCGAGTGCGGCAGAACGAAAGCTTCCTATCGGAGGCGAAACTCGCGCTCTTCACTGAACCACCGGAAGAGGTGTTGCGCCAACGCGACCTCCGTCGCGAGGAAGCGATGCACTATGGGATCAGGTGGAACCCCCACGGTGGTTGGATACTGCCTATACACGATCTAGATACCGGCAACCTTGTCGGATGGCAGGAGAAAACCCGCACCTCTGTGTACAACTATCCGCGCGGGGTGAGGACTTCTCAGGCAATTTTCGGGTCGCATCTTTACGACGGTGGCCCACTTGTCATTGTGGAATCACCGTTGGAAGGGGCGCGCATTTTTGGGGTTGGCTGGCCTGCCTGTGCTTTGTTCGGATCGGCTGTCTCAGAAGCACAGATCAATTGGCTGAGAATTCATTGCGAGATTGCCATCTTGTTCATGGATAACGACCCGGCAGGGTGGAAGGCGACACGCAAGCTGGTGAATGCTTTGAGAAGCAGTCCGGTGCGCTTGCGGATTGTTTCTTATGCCGGTTTGCGGCGTGGGGTTGATCCGGGTGATCTATCCCGGGAGGAGTTGCGGAATAGGATCGCGAACGCAAAATCTGCAATCATGTTTAAGTGCTGACCGTTGACCTGTATCCATACCAGTCACCTGCTCTAGATTTGTTTATTTCCCGGGGCAATCTGCTGATTGACATGGATATGGGCCTTGGGAAAACAACGACATCGCTTGCGTGCGCTGAGCAATTGCTCGGTGACGGTAGGATTCGAACGTGTGTTATCATCTGCCCGGCCGGGCTGATCATGCAATGGGCGGCATCAATTGCCAACGTTACTGATGTTGAAACTAAGCTGGTTAGCCACGAGGGACGGACGTTTGCGATCCCAACTGAAGATTGGTGTTTGATTATTGATGGTTCTCCGAAACGCCGGGAGAAGCTTCTCGAGCAGGCGTTCGAGAAACGGCCGAATTATGTGATCGCCAGCCACGATATTGCCGCCGCCAGCTGGCGTAAGTTCCGTGAGCTGGGTGATTTGACGATTATTGATGAAGCCACATGTTTGAAGAATCCGAAGGCGCAACGTGCCCGTGGGCTTCACAAGATTGTCACGGATTACCGGATTGCTCTCACCGGTACACCCATTGAGAATCGGCTTGAAGAAGCCTTTACGATCATGAAATGGGTTGACCCGGATCTCTTTGGTCCTTGGCCCGTCTTCGAGAAGCGGCATATTATCCGCAACGGCCGGGGGTGGATCATCGGCTATAAGAATTTGTCTTGGTTCCACCAGGAGTTGAGCAAGGCGTCCTATCGAAAGCGGGCCACGGACCCGGATGTCGCCCCCTTCATGCCCTCGGTACGCCATGTGCGGTGGGATGTGCGGTTGGATGCCGCCACTATGGCCGTGTATCGCTCCATCATGGAGGACTTGGAGCGGGAGTACGGCCGGGTGGACGAGGACGAGCTACCGGTTGGCCGGGCTATGTCCATCCACCAGGCGGCCCTTATGCTCCTGGATCATCCGGGCTTGCTCCATGACTCGGCTGAGGAGTACCTTCGCGGTACCGGCGGCAGTGAGTACGCAGCCGAGCTCGTCGCGTCCGGCCGGTTGAACGGTTTGACCGCCACACCCAAGCTGGATGTTCTCGTCGAGCGCTTGCAACCGTACTTGTCACAGGACGGTTGTAAGATCATCATCGTCTCCCGCTATGTGGGGATGCTGACCAGGATTGCGGACCGCCTAAAGGGGGTGGGCCATGTCATATACCACGGGGGTATGTCACGAGCGGCTCAGCAATCGGCGGTTCACGCATTTCAGACAGATCCCGGTATCCGGGTACTCATCATGTCGCATGCGGGGGCATACGGGCTTGATCTGCCACAAGCTCAGCTGATTGTCAACTACGACATCGCACGTTCAGCGGGGCAGGCTCGGCAGATCAACGCGCGTCATGTTCGTGCGTCATCGTCGTTTTCCAGTGTGGGTGTTGCCGATCTCGTCACCCTGGACACGGTTGAGGATCGCGCCTATCGGCGGCTTGGTTTGAAGAATCGGATCGTTGACGCCGGGGTGGATGGGATTGGAATTGATTGGACTGATCGTCTAATTGTTGCA